GAGGATCAGGCGACGACCATTGTGAGCACTGTGCTCAAAGCCGCGAAAAAAGAAGTGCAAGCAGCGATTGAGGCTGAAGTCAAGCCTCTGCGCGACCAGCGCCAAGCAGAAACGCAAGCGGCGGCGGAAGCAGTGAACACGCAGTTCATGGACAAGCTCACGGAGTTGTTCCCTGACTGGGCGGACGTCGACCAGGATCCGATTTGGCACGCGCACCTTGCGGAGAACGATCCGGCCACCGGGATTCAACGGCAGGTCATCTTGCAACACCATCACTCGCGCAACGACGCGGGGAAGGTTGCAAAGATGTTCGAGGCTTTCGCCAACCTGCAGTCCCCAGTAGCCGTCACCCCTCCGGTGACCCCGCACGGTACTGGCGCGGGTGTGAGCGGCGATATTCCGCGCTCACAATCGTCGCTTCGTTCGCTGACGAAAGCTGAAATATCAGCTTTCTACAAGCAGGCGGCTCTCGGAAAGGTATCGGATCAGCAGCGCGCGGAGTTTGAGGCCCGGTTGAAGCTCACTCGCTGACATGTCGTCAGCCTGAACGGCTAACCCAGGAGCATTCAAATGCCCGTTCCACACGCATCCGGCCTGCCCGACTACGGTCCCGCAGGCGCTATCAAGTACCAGCCCGAGGTCTACTCGGGCAAGCTCGTCGAGAAGTTCTACAAGTCGACGGTGTTCGGCGAAATCGCCACGACCGACTACGAGGGTGAAATCGCGGGCTTCGGCTCGAACGTTATCATCCGCACCGTACCGGATGTGACGGTGGCCGACTACGTCGTGGGCGCAGGCCTGACGGCGCAGTACCCGACTTCGAACGCGGTGAACCTCTCGATCGACCAAGCCAAGAGCTTCGCGGTCGCGCTGAACCTCGTCGATATGCGGCAAGCCGACATCGACATGGCGGATGTGTTCGCCAACGACGGTTCGGTTCAACTGCGCATCGCGGCCGACGCCGATATGCTCGAGACCATCCCGGCAGATGTGTCGGTCGATAACAGCGGCTCCACCGCTGGCGTCGATTCGAATAGCATCAACCTGGGTGACTCGACGAATCCGGTGACGCTGTCGAAGACGACCGTCGTCGACTTCATTGTCGACTGCGGCACCGTGCTCGATGAGCAAAACCTACCCGACGAGGGTCGCTGGTTCGTACTGCCGCCGTGGGCCATTGGCCTCATCAAGCAATCGGATCTGCGTATCGCGAGCTTGGCCGGTGACAGCACGTCGATCGTGCGCAACGGCAAGGTCGGCGAGATCGATCGTTTCACGATCTATCAGAGCCGCAACCTGCTGAAGCAGACCTCGCCGGGCCCGGCCACGTATGCCATGTTCGGCCATAGCGCCGGCCTGACGTTCGCGGCGCAGATCGTCGAGTGTCAGATGATCGACAACCCGAACGACTTCGGCTACGTGATCCGTGGTCTGATGGTGTTCGGTTACGAAGTCATCGGCCCGAACTATCTCGGCACGGCCGTCATCAAGCGCGGCTGATAGGGAAGGGGAGGGTTTCGGCTCTCCCCGGCCAAGCGTCCCAGCATCACGAAAAGGAAACACCGTGAAGATCTCTAACCCCTACGTCAGCCAGTCGGTCAAGCTGCCGCCCGAGACCATCTCGAGCGAACTGTCGAAAGACGGCGGCAAGGCCAAAGCCCGCTACCCGCACAAGGCTCTCACCAACAAGCCGGGCGGCGGTGGCCCCACCGGCGGCAAGTTCATGCGTGCGCTGACCCCCGGCACGTCCCCCTCCGGCAGCTAAGCCGGTTGCGGCCGGCACCTGCGGGTGTCGGCCTTTTCTCCAACCCACTCGGTAAAACACCATGGCAGTTTCCGCAAAAGAAGCAGGTTATCTCGCCGCGCAAGCAAAGCGCAGCAACCAGAATCGCAAGACGCCGTTCCTTATCAACGCCGTCGACGGCCGCCTCGTGCCGAACATTCTCACCCGGGACGAGAAGACCGGGGAGCAATTCAGCCGCATCATGCGGCACAACAGTAACTACCGCCCGTTCCACGGCGATCCCAAGGCCAGCCGCGAAGAGCGTTTGGCGTACGTCGACTCGAACCTCGGCGCTGTCCGATCCGCAGCCGGTTCTGCACTCGGCGATCTCGCGGGCGAACCGGCGTTCGACATCGGCAGGGCGTCGAAGGACGAGCTTGTCACCTTCGCCGCGGACGAATACGGCGCGGTGCTCAGCGCGGCGACCGACATTCGCACGCTGCGTAAGCAAGTCGCCGACCTGGCCGCGGGCTAAGTATGGCACTCACCGGCACCGACCTCATCAACGGCCCCTCCGGGGCCCGCGTGACGCTCATCGACGCGGCGAAGGTGACGTGGTCGGATGTCGAGTTGCTCGGGTACCTGAACGAGGGTATTCGAGCAACGGTTTTTCTGAAGCCGGACACCAACGTCGTTCGCGACTACGTCACCCTCGCCGCGGGGGACCGGCAGGAGCTTCCGGCCGGCGGCGTGGCGGTGTTGGACGTCCTGCAGAATTCCGTCGCGAAGGGTGGCCGGAACATCACGCAAGTCGATGAGTCTCTCCTCGACGAGTGCAATCGGTTCTGGCCCGCGGGAACGCGCGTGCCGCAGGTCGAGCATTACACGGCCGACCCGCGAGACCCGCGCCGCTTCCGCGTGTTCCCGCCGAACGACGGCACCGGCAGCGTCGAGGTGATGTACGGTGCACTTCCGACCCCCATCGCGGCCATCGGCGACGCGGTGCCGATGAGCGACAGCTACCAGGCCGCGCTGATCGCCTTCGTTCTCTCGAAGGCGTATGCGAAGAACAGCACCAAGCAAGATCTCGGGAAATCCGACCGCTACGTCAATCAGTGGCAGGGGATGCTCGGGGTCAAGTCGAAAGCCCAGTTTGCCGTTGCACCGAAAGTCAGCCAGGAGCCCGGAGCGTGAACTTCGAAGACGTGTTCGACCACCTGGTGAACGTGGCGCAAGTCGCGCGCAAGGTGCCGACCCCGACCTTGCGTGGGGCGTACGTGCGCGCGATGCGCGAATGGTGCCGCCAAACCCAATGGCTTCGGACCGAAATCAACGGGTCCACCGTAGCTGAACAACAGGCCTACGACCTCGGGAGTGATCCGTACCTCGAAGTCCTTGCCGTTCTGGCGGTAACCGGGGTCGACAACTCCGGCTCGAAGCCGCAGACGTGGCCCATCTATCCCGGCGACCCGTCCAGCTGGAACGCGAACCGTGAGCCGAATCGACCAGGGTCGTATACCTACGTCCCAGAAGCTCAGATCGCGCTTTTCCCCGTACCGGACAAGGTTTACGGTCTAGGGGTCACCGCCGTAGTGCAGCCGAAGGCGGGCGCGGTACAGATCCCCGCTTCACCGCTGGTGAAATACGGCACAACCTTCGAAGCCGGGGCGTTGGCCTATTTGCTCGCGATGCGAGACACCCCTTGGCACGACCCCGCTTCCGCCGCCCTGCAGCTCGCGACTTTTCGCTCGGGCGTCAGTAACGGAAAAGCCGAGGTGCAACGGAACTTCAACACCGGATCGCAACGGGTCCGCCCGCGTGCGTTTCTTGCAGGAAGTCGATTCCCGTGAGCTTCTCCATCACTCCGGCATCCGGGTTCAACCCCCCGACTGACGACGGGTTCCCGAATTTCATCCAATTTCGCAACAACGGAACGAATCTCGGCGCGGCCGACGCGACCATCGTCGATGTGAGCGGCGGCCTCACCGCGACGCGCGGCGTCGGCGAAGATGCCAACAAGGTGACGATCACTGGCGAAGGGGGTGGGTCCACGTTGCAGTTTCAGGACGAAGGTTCGAACCTCGGCGCGGCTGACGCGACCACGGTCGATTTCACCGGAGCGGGTGTTACCGCGAGCCGCGCGGGTTCGACGGTGACTGTCAATGTGCCTGGCGGGGGGAGCACCGTCGAGACTTTGCTTTTCAGTTTGGTCAGCGACGGGACGGAGATGTTCTTCGATAACGAAGACTACTCATCGTGGACCGTCGACGTTCTGCAAACGAGCGCCGACGCTGAGTGGGCGAACGATCGTGTGGAGATAATCACCGCGGGGATCTACGAAGTCACGATGACGTCCGACGTCTCTGTGAGTGGGGAGTGGCCGACAGGGTCCACCCGCAACTCGTTCGTCGGGTCCGCCATAACGGAAGCGATAAACCTGAACCGTAGCCGCTACGAACGAGCCATCGTTTCGATGCCCGATGACAACAACGACAACCTGCAGTTCACGGATCGGTTCTACGTGGACGCCACAACACTGCCGGTCGAGTTCGTTCCGAAGGTGTACGCGAACGCTTACCTGCTGTCGGGCAACGAGTGCATCCCCAGCGCGATGGTTTCGGTTCGCCGGATCTCTACGTGAAGCTGGTTGTCTCCACGCTCGTGTCGAAAACCACCGACCGGTTTTTGGACGAGTGCGTCCGCTCGGTTCGGCTTCCGCCAGGTGCTGCACACGTCGTGACAGCTTGCGATCGGCCGGAGGAGTACCAGGCCACCCGGTGGTCCGCTACTACGGGGGCGGGCGCTGAGTACGTCGCCTGGGTCGACGCGGATGACGTAGTGATCGGGGATGCGCTCGAGCGCTGCGTCGCCGCCCTCGACAAAACCGGGGCGGCCATCGCGTTCACCGACGAGCGCCTGATCGACGAGGATGGGCGAGCGTTGACGACCCGACCCGTCAGGACCGTGACGCGACGTGACATCGCCATGCACCCACGGGGGCTTCACCACCTCGCGGTGGTGCGCACGGAGGTGTTACACCCAGGCCTGCTGGCCTGCGCGGAAAGAATCGGGCTCGGAATCGACTGGCTGATGAAGGCTTACGCGGCACTCGCATATGGTGCGGTGCACGTTCCAGTCGTCGGGTATGGCTGGCGGCAGCACCCGGCACAGATGACCCACGGCGCCCAAGGCGCGTATGCCAAGGCTCTACCCGAGCTGCGCAGTGTGACGGCGGCCTGGCTCGATTTCGAGGCGCCAGTGCCGCGATAC